ACGGCGATGGTGATTATCTGCGCTGACAGCCGATTTGAAATCACCTCTGTTGAGGATGTGAAAGGCCGTGGAATGTATATTGAGGTTCTGGCAAAGGAGGTGAAGCCTAGTGGCTAAAGCAACTATGAAAATGCCAGAGGAATTTCTTATGAAAATATCCCGGCTTGGAGAAAAAACGGATGAAATACTACCCCGTGTATTGGAAGCGGGCGGCGAGGTTGTGGAAGCAAAGGTTAAATCTAATCTGCAATCAGTTATCGGAAAAGGTACTCAGGAGGATAGCCGCTCTACCGGTGAACTTCTTTCGGCACTCGGTGTTTCCTCCGCAAAACAAGACAGAAAAGGTAATTTTAACGTCAAGGTCGGTTTTGCCGAACCACGCTCGGACGGCAAGAGCAATGCCATGATTGCAGGAGTACTGGAATACGGCAAAAGCGGACAGCCACCGAAACCTTTTCTCAAACCTGCAAAATCAGCCAGTAAAAAGGATTGTATTGAAGCGATGAAGGAAAAATTGGAGAGTGAGGTGAACAGCCTATGAACATGTTATCTGAGTTGACCTCACTTTTTGATGCTTTGGATATTCCCGTTGAGACTGGTGTGTTTTCAGAGACTGCCCCGGAGCAATATGTCGTATTTACTCCACTTGCAGACACCTTTGAGTTGTTTGCAGATAACCTTCCCTATGTAGATATACAGGAGGTTCGCATTTCACTTTTCAGTAAAGGAAACTATCTGAAAACAAAGAATGCTATTGTTCGCTCTTTACTCTCAGCTGAGATTACAATAACTGACCGCCGGTACATCGGGCATGAGGACAATACCGGTTACCACCACTTTGCCATTGATGTGGCAAAAGAATATGAAACGGAGGAATAAGCTATGGCTACTATCGGGCTGGATAAGCTCTACTATTCAAAAATCACAGAGGGTGCAAATGGTGATGAAACCTACGGCACCCCTATTCAGTTAGCAAAGGCAATCAAGGCGGATCTGTCTGTCGAACTTGCAGAAGCCACTCTTTACGCAGACGATGGACCCGCAGAAATCGTGAAGGAATTTAAAAGCGGCAAGCTCTCTCTTGGCATTGACGATATTGGTATTACCGCTGCCGAGGATTTGACTGGAGCGAAAATTGACGACAATCATGTGGTAGTGTCGGGTAGTGAGGACGGCGGCGCTGCTGTTGCCGTGGGGTTTCGGGCAAAGAAGGCAAACGGAAAATACAGATACTTCTGGCTTTATCGTGTGGTTTTTGGTATTCCTGCTACCAACCTTGCAACCAAAGGAGATAGCATCACCTTCTCCACGCCGACCATTGAAGGGACGGTACTGCGCAGGAATAAGCTGGATGACAATGGGAAGCACCCGTGGAAATCGGAAGCCAACGAGGACGATCCAAGCGTTCCGGCATCAGTTATTACGGAATGGTACACGCAAGTTTATGAACCTGTTTTTGCGGTTTCCGGCGGAGGTGAGGACTAATGGTAAGCGAAAGAAGCGCTATGATACATATCGGCGAGACAAAATATGAAATGCTTCTCACCACCAAGGCAACTAAGGAGATCGCCAAAAGATACGGCGGTCTATCTAATTTGGGCGAAAAACTGATGAAATCCGAAAACTTTGAGATGGCTCTGGATGAGATTGTATGGCTTATCACACTGCTTGCCAATCAGTCAGTTCTGATTCACAACCTTCAAAACCCCTCTGAAAAAAGGGAACTGCTCACAGAGGATGCGGTGGAACTTCTCACCTCGCCACTTGAGTTGGGAGAATACAAAAATGCTATCATGGAAGCCATGTATAAAGGTACAAAACGCCATGTTGAAAGTGAGGAAGAATCCTCAAAAAACTCACAAGTCGGGTAAGTGATGATGAATCCTTTGCCCGACTGATTTTTTATGGCACATCCCTCCTTCACCGGTCTGAGCAGGAGGCCTGGCTTATGCCCATCGGTCACCTGCTCGACCAGTGGGAGGTATACAAGCAGTATCACGGCTTGGCAAAACCAAAGCGTGAATATGGGATAGATGAAATCATTCCATATGGAATATAGACAATTGTTATTCATGGCACTCAAGAAGAGTGTCTTTTCTTATGCCCATTTTAGCCGGAAGGAGGTGGTTTTGTGGCGGATAATTTTGGACTCAAGATTGGCATCGAGGGCGAAAAGGAATTTAAAAATGCCTTGCGAGATATCAACCAGTCTTTCAAGGTTCTCGGCAGTGAGATGAAGCTGGTCTCCTCCGAATTTGATAAGCAGGATAAGTCTGTAGCGGCTGTTACAGCACGTAATGAAGTTTTAAATAAGGCCATCGAAGCACAGAAAGATAAAATCTCTACCCTTGAATCTGCCTTAAAAAATGCCGCCGACAGCTTCGGAGAAAATGACCGCCGTACTCAAAACTGGGCAATCCAGCTTAACAATGCCAAAGCCGAACTCAACGGCATGGAACGAGAACTGGACGAAACGGCAGACTCTGCAGATGACCTTGGCGATGAACTGAAAGAGTCGGGTGATGAAGCTGAGAAATCCGGCGGTAAGTTTGAAAAGCTGGGCGGTGTATTAAAAGGTGTCGGTGCCGCAATGGGCGCTGTGGCTCTTGCCGCCGGAGCCGCCGCTGTCAAACTGGGCAAAGAAGTCATTTCAGCCTATGCAGACTTTGAGCAGCTTGTCGGCGGTGTGGACACACTCTTTGGTGACGCTTCACAGACGGTGCAGAACTACGCTGCCAATGCCTTCAAAACGGCAGGAATGTCGGCAAATGAATATATGGAAACCGTCACAGGCTTTTCAGCAAGTCTGATTCAGTCCTTGGGTGGTGACACAGCTAAGGCAGCGGAAGTTGCGGATATGGCCATCACGGACATGGCGGACAATGCCAATAAAATGGGTACAGATTTGTCCTCCATCCAGACGGCCTATCAGGGATTCGCCAAGCAGAATTACACCATGCTCGATAACTTAAAGCTGGGTTACGGCGGCACCAAGTCTGAGATGGAGCGGCTCCTTGCTGATGCCGAGAAAATCTCAGGTATTAAGTATGACCTGTCCTCTTTTTCAGATTTGACCGAAGCCATCCACGTTATCCAGACCGAAATGGGCATCACTGGCACCACAGCTTTGGAAGCCACAGAGACCATCAGCGGCTCTATATCAGGTATGCAATCTGCAATCGGTAATCTGATGGCGGGGCTTGGCAATGCTGACGCAGACATTGAAATGTTAGTCGGTAATGTAGTCGAATCATTCCAGCACGTTGTGAAAAATATCGTGCCTGTCATTGAGAATATTGTAAAGGCTCTACCTCCCGCTCTTGACGGAATACTGAAGGCGATCGGGGACTTACTGCCGACTTTGCTCTCGACGGTGGTTGACCTCTTTACACAGGTGCTTGAAACCCTGCTGAGTCTTTTGCCTGAACTAATCCCCGCCGCTGTGGATGCGGTATTAACCATTGTGGGTGCACTGATTGATAACTTGCCGCTTTTAATTGATGCGGCAGTACAGTTGATTACCGCTCTGGTGATGGGGCTTGGCTCGGCTCTGCCGGAACTGATTCCTGCGGCGGTGGAAGCGATTATCACCATCGTGCAGGGTCTTTTAGACAGCATGGATCAAATCCTTGAAGCTGCCTTTGCCATTATCCAAGGCTTGGCGGAGGGTCTGTTAAACGCACTGCCGGAGTTGATTGATGCTCTACCCGAAATCATCATGACCATCATCGACTTTATTACCGACAACCTGCCCCTCATCATTGAAATGGGCATCAAACTTACTGTACAGCTTGCAGTTGGACTGATTAAAGCTATACCACAGCTTGTGGCAAAGCTGCCTGAAATCATCGCGGCGATCGTGACAGGCCTTGGAAAAGCGGTGGGCGCAGTATTTGAAATCGGTAAGAACATCGTGACCGGACTTTGGGAAGGCATAAAATCCCTCGGCTCTTGGATTGCAGACAAAGTCAGCGGTTTCTTTTCAGGCATTGTAGACGGGGCAAAAAGTCTGCTGGGTATTAACTCTCCTTCTACTGTGTTCGCCGGAATAGGCGGCAACATGGGTGAAGGTATCGGTGTCGGCTTCATGAAAGCTATGTCGGGCGTGGAAAAGGATATGAAAAAGGCTATCCCCACCGACTTCGGCATAACAGCGAGTTTTGCGGGGCTTGAACCCGCCTATGCAGGAACCCCATCTATGACTTACAACCACACAGGCACAATTCGGGTGGAGGGAATAAACTCCTCCGGCGAAATGTCCTCTGTGGTGGACATTATCATTAACCAACTTAGACAGGAGGTGCGTGTATGACCTATTTGAAAAATACGGAAACAGGAAAAATCATCACGCGCTTTGTCAGCTTTCGGAAAACACAGGATGTCATTCGCACTGTGCAAACCGCCCTTGATGGCACGGAATATCTGACCCGTTTTGGTATTCCAACTGTACATTATGAATTAACCCTCTATGTGGACGAGAAAGGGAAGGCAGCTCTAATGGCAGCCGAGGATAGCGTTCCGCTTCTTGAATGCGCTGTCAGACAGGGAGTTTTTACCGGGCGAATCATTGAACTTGCCTCTTTCGAGTATCTTGCAGCAGGCTGGTACAAGGTTACGGCCACTCTTGCGGCGGTAAGCGAGGTGAGCAACCCATGAGAAGCATTCCCATTGCATTGAAAGAAAAGCTGCTCAACCGTTTTAAGGTAGAAAGCGCGGACAGCATGGCGAAACTGCGGGTAGTGGCGACACAGACCTCTATCAACTCACTGCTGTCTGAACCGATTCATGAGGATATCTCCCCTGCCTTTGGAGATGTGGCTGTGCGCCAGATGGCAGGAGAAACAGATTTGTCCCTTGCCTATGCCATCTGCCTTGATGACGGCATCGCCAACATATACAGACGAAAGTTCCCGGCAGGACTGGAGTACTCTTGGGAGCTCCAATGGGCTTTAGGTTCGGCAACCGATGTGGCCATTGAGTTTAACGGCGTGTGGAAAATGAACACCGCAAAGGAGTGGTACTACCTTCAAACCGAGGAATACCCATATATCTTTTATGTAAGAAACGGTAACCTCTATGTTCAATTCTGGAAGGATAGCGAAAGCACTACGCTACTTGCCACAGGCGTTTCGCAGATATCAGCCTGCAAAGGCTGGCAGTCCAGCATTGACCGTGATTTGGATCAGGGGCTTGTTATCGGCTATCTCAAAGACAGTTCGGTATATTACCGTGCCTTTTGCTGTCAGGACAACGGTTCTTATGTCTGGGAACCAGAGCATGAGGTGGCCTCCCTCGGTACAGGAAATGTGACCTTGTCGGTTATCCGCACCAACGATTTCCGTATCGGCTTCCTAACACAGAACAACGGCAGGATGTGCCTTGCCTTGACTCATAGAAATTATGCGGGGATGAGTGTGCGACCTGAAACCGTTCATGCGAACGCCTCTAATGTGAGGATGTGGATGTCGGACATTCGTGAGATGGATACGCTCAGCAAGGAATATGCATCGGTAAATGCCACATATCCCTATGTTCTCTTAGATGTGCCGGGTTCGGAGGAAATCTTCGTTACTTCTGTAGAGAAGTTGAACAGAACCGAGACTTTTTACTGCTATGGCTTTAAGTTACGGCTTTCAAGGCCTTTGCACGGAATACCGGATACAGGTTTTCTATTAAAATGCACACTCTCCGTTTCAGGAGTGACATTCACCGAAGCACTTTATGACATCGATGAACAGGCAATTGTCCTCTACACAAGTGCTGATATCCGCAGGACCACACCAGTGACCATTACCACGCCGGAATACCGCTCTCTTTGGTATTACAGGCTTGGCGAGCAAAGATGGTTTCTGCCCGCCTTGAGTGCATTCGCTGAAGCGGAAACCATTGATTATTATGCTTATATGAATGAAGCGGCAGGCATCTCTACCATTTCAGCAGAGACATGGATTGACGAGGCTATATTCTCTTGGTATTACCAAGAGCCGTGTACAGTGGCGGTTGAAATTATATCCGCATCTGTAGAACTTCAGCCTGTTTCCACATTACCGATTTAGGAGGTTTTCAAAATGAAGATACAAGAAAAGGCTATCCTTCACAATCGCTTTGATGTGAAAGTGGTGGATGCTGAAAGTGGCAAGGTGAAACAGACCGCCGTGGGCTTTAACGTTATTACAAACTACTATTTCAACAGCAGGCTAACTGCTTCGCCTTTAAGCAAAACGACAGACCTATTCAGATACATTGCCATTGGTACCGGAACGGGTACGCCAAAGATTACGGACACATCCCTTTTTACGCACCTGACACGAAAAGCCGTAACAACACTGGAAACAGTTTATGAGTATCCGACTTCGCGCACCACCAAGCAAATAAAGCTGGAAGCCACAGAGTGTAACGGCTCTACCATTACCGAAGTGGCGCTTGAAGGCTATTACAGCGGAACATGGTCAAACTCCTACTACATCATGTCCCATGCCATGCTGCAGGATTCTGAAGGTAACCAGATCGCCATCGCCAAAACTGATACGGATGTGGTATATATTACGGCAACCTTTTATGCCACTTACACACCGTCTGGCTTTGGCTCAAACGGAATTTATCCTACGGCTGAAAATAACTATCTGCTCAGATGGCTGCTCACCGGAAGCACGGACAGCTATGTGCGGTTCTCCCGCTTTCCCTTGGAGTATTCCTCGGATATGAGTTTAAAGTTTCATGGAAGCAAGAGTTACACCTTTAGTAATGGCGAAGGCAATATTGAAACTTATCAGTATGACCTGCCCATTGTCACCTTCCTTGACAGCGAGTGCAACAACCGCATCGTCAAGCATCTGGGTGTCGCCGGGGTCGGTGCATTTACCTTTCCCAACCATGAGGTTTTTCCGCCCTATCAGGTAAATCATCTGATTATTGGAGAGGGTGACGGTGAAACAACAGAGTTTGATATTAAGGCTCCGTTGATACAGGCTGGCACGGCAAGGGTGTTTATTGACGGAGAAGAACTGACAGAAGGCATCGACTTCGTTGTGGATTATGAAAATAACTGCGGTGACTGGTATGAAAATTACCA